TTTCTTGGTGGCGTTCTTGTTGCCGGTGAGGCATTCCTTCACGTCCAACGCATCCACCTGGATGATCTCGATGCCTGCGTGACGCATGGCACCGAGCACCCCACAGACGATCCCGTAGGACTTCATCCCGTAGGCCGATTGAGATCCAACCGGCACTTCGACGAAGACCACACTGGCCCACTGAGCCAGGGGAAGGACACCCCTGCACAGCTCGGTGGCAAGATGCACGTCACTGGAGTTCTTGCGGATCTGCTTGCCCTCCAGGTCTTCACCTTTGACGATGGAGATCTGGAGGAGGTCGAGCACGCCAGAGTCCAGATCCAGCATCCCTTTGGCCAGTCCCCAGTTACGCATACTGGGATCCATGCCGAGGACCGGGATCTTCATGGCGCTTTACTTCTTGGCGAAGAGCGACGTGCGCGGCTTGGCGTCGCCGCCTGCTGCTGCCGGAGCACCTGCCTTGGCCGATTGCGGCGGGCCGCCTGCCGTGCCGCCTTGCTTGCCGTCGAACTTGCGGCCGTCCTTGACCTTGCCCTTGTTCAGCTCGATCCACGCATCCCAGAAGACCGGCTCGGTGGCTTCGTTGCGGGCTTCCGCGCACGTGACCTTCAGCTCCGGATGGAAGACCTTCTCGGTCACGTTTTCTTCGCGCTCTTCGGCCGTCGGCACGTACACGCCGGCGTCGTTCTTCACCGACTTGTTGACCAGCTTGCGCACGACGGCGAGTGCGACCTTCTGGCCGGCGACTTCGGTCAGGTGCGGCAGCGCCTTGTTGACTTCCTTGCCGTCTTCCCAGACCTTGGCGACCTTGTCCTCGGCGTCCTGCTCGGCCAAGCCCTTGCCGGTGGCGATCAGGCAGATGTCGTCGATCATCGTGAAGCCCGGCAGCGGCGACTTCTTGCCCGTCGGCTTGCCTTGCGCGTCCTTGGCCGGGAACCAGTTCTCGCCGTTCTTGTTGGTGATCCAGAAGGTTTCGCGGTATTCCTTGCCGCCTTCTTCCGCGAGCAGGTTGACGGCCGTTGCGCCGCCTGCCGACTTCGTGACGTACATCGCCTTGATCGTGAACTCGTAGATGTCCGTGTTGCGCGGCTGATAGCCACCCAGGCGGTCGGTGGATTCTTCGAGGCCTTCAGTGCTGAGATTTCCGAACAGAGTGCTCATTGCAGTGTTTTTCCGTGTTGATTGAGTTTTTGAGTTCGCCGTAATTTGTGTGAGAGAACTCGGTTGGATGATCAGCCGTAGTAGGACTTCAGCCGGTCAAAGACTTGCTTCAGATCGTTGTCGATATAAAGCTCATTGCGATTCCAGAGACCCATGGCCGAGCGCATCTTGCTGCCGGCCGTGTCCTTGGTGACGCGAGTGACGAAGACGTACTTCACGCCGTCTTCGCGCTCTTCGTCGGTGATGTGCAGCAGATCGTTCTCGAAGGCTTCGAGCTTCTTGACGGGCATCTGCTTGGTGGCGAGCACGGTGGTGAAGTCAGCCTCCACGCCGATCTTGCCGACGGCGCCTTTGATGGGCACCTTCGCTTCGAACGTGGCGGTCTCCTCGTTCACGACCGTGTCTTCGTGGGCCATGATGGCGTAGTCCTTCGTGCCCGCCTTGATCTTGTGGATCAGGTCACGATAGAAGTTGCCGTAGGCTCCCCACGCTGCTTGCGTGTTGACCGAGTTGATCACGTACTGGCGTTCGTACATCGCCATCAGGAACGTGATCGTGTCGAGCACGGCGCCTTTCACGTCGTTGGTCTGCTCGATCTCGTCGATGTTGTTGAGCACGTCATACGCATCTGCGATCTCGACGCTCGCCATGAACTTGTCCCGGAACGGGGTTTCCTTCAGGTCGGCGTTCAGATACACCATTTGTTCCTGGGGCAGGTTGCGGAGCGACGTGGTCTTCCCCGTGTTCGGCTTGCCCATTACCAGGACCAGATTCTTGTTCTGGCTCATAGAGTCCTCTGTGAGTGTTGAGGCGGATTCCTGCCAACCCCGAAAAAACCGGGATCGGCAGAGGCATCACGCTGCTTTCTTGTTGAACCGCTTCGCCACCGTCACGAAGATCGTCTGGCGTAGCTCGTCTTCGGTCAGACCGTTGCTGAGCTTGCTGTTGAAGGCCGACACCGCTTCGGTCACCTGCAACAGGTCCATGCCGCCGTCCACCAATGCCATGGCGTACTTGAGCAGGTTGTTGTTGCGGTTGCCGCTGGCGATGCGCTGTGCAAACCAGCGCTCCAGGTTGTCCATCGAAGAGATCTTCTTCATCTCCTCGTTGAACGCATCGTTCTTCGAGGTCTTCGGAATGAACGGCAGCGCGTCGAGGATTTCGCCTTCGAGGTTGTAGTGGTACTGGCCAGCCTCAAAGGACTCCCACTTCTTGCTTCTCTGGTTCGCCGCTTCATCCGTCGGGAACGGCAGCCATTCCATGATGGAATTCATGAAGGCCTTGTACTCGTCGGAGTTCAGCTCCAGCCGATAGTTGATCGGCAGGATCAGACGGAAGCGATCGCCGTGGCCGTCCTTCTGGTGGCGCTTGGTGGTGTAGGTCATGAACTTGTACTCACGCATCAGGTCATGAACTACGTCCAGACTCACGCCGCCGTCGACATCGAGGACCACCAGGTTGAAGCCCGGCACCACGTTTTCTTCAGCGCGGTGACCGCCCTTCAGGAAGTGGTTGCACCAGTGCAGCGGCGAGCCGTCATCCTGCGAGCCATTGGTGAGCACGTGCAACTGCTCGAACGGGATCTTCTCCGAGAGGTAGTTGTAGGCCCAGTGCTCGCCATAGGAGACGGACACCTCGTCGAGATTGGTCTCCTGAAGAGACTCACCTTTGAACAGCTCGATGCCGTTGTCGAAGCTCTTCTTGATGATGATGTGATTCTTGTAGCCCCAGGCCACCGCCATTGTCATCATCTCGTTGCGCGCCGCCTGGCCGGTCTTGTAGTACGGCAGGTTCTCGTTCAGATCCGCGTGCGTGACATCCTTGCCGCAAGTGGCGATGTACTTCGCCAGCTTCACGTAGGCTTTCTCGCGGTTCAGGATCTGCTCGAAGCTCTTGCCGCATTCCTCGACCAGCAGGATTGCGCTCAGCAGGTGGTCCATCTCGATTTCCATCGACTCGTCGACGAAAGCGAATGCGCCGGCGAGCTTGATGGCCTTCCAGTAGCGATGACCGAGTTCGGCCTTACGGACTTCCTCGTGATCCGGCATCTTGGCCGCGGCCGCTTCACAGGCGAGGCGATACTGGATCAGCTTCACGCCGACAGGCTCTTCGACCATCATCTTCCAGCCAGCCATGGCGGGATCCGCCAGCTTGTGGAAGTGCTGCGACCACTTCTTGACCGCTGCGTCGTTGGCCGGGTTGGTCAACTTCTTGTAGATCGCTTCAGCCGTTTCCTGCGTGTCGGGCTTGGTGACCTGACGGCCCCAGCCGAAGAGGCAGCGACGTGCGTAGCCCGTCTCCAGCATCGAGTAGAACTGGTCTTCGGTGATGCCACCGTCGAGGAGCTTCGAGGGCGTGCCGAACAGCAGCATGTTGGTCGGCGTCTTGCCGTCCATCTCCTGACCACGGGTGTTCTCGGCCGTGTTCTTGGTCAGCTTCTGCTTTACCAGCCCCTGGTCATACAGCTCCAGGAACAGGTTCAGCACTTCGATTTCCTTGATCAGGTTCGAGCCGACTTCATCGATCTGAAGATTGATGGCCCCGGACTGCGCCAGGATCAGCTTGCTGCGCAGTTGCTTCACAGCCGGCACCGTGCCTGAGTCGAACGTGAAGGCGTAGTGGCCAGCACGGCTGTACTCGCCCTTGACCTGTTCGAACTCGTCGTTCGGGTCGCTGGCGTTACGGACCGCACGGTTGTTGGCGATCGACCACAGGTGCTTCTCTGCGATCACGCCCATGGTGTCTTCCATGAACCGCTCTTTGAAGCCGGCCATGAATTCGTTCTCGACGATACCGACCGAGTGGCCTTTACCGTAGCCACTGGTGGCAAGCGCCAGTGCGTAGATGTTCACCGGAATCTCACCACGGTCTTTCGTGACAATCGTGGCTCGCATGGAGCTGGCGAGCTTGCCCAAGAAATAGGCGACTTCAGTGCGGAAAAATCCGCGATCGGTGTTCTGCGTCTTATTGCAGAGCACATCGACAATCTCTTCGATTGCCGGGTGGTGGGTCACTCCGGTGAGATCAATCATGGCGTTTGGATATACCTATCTTTTTGTGAGCAGACATTGAACGACTCACAGTAATTGCACCGTTTCACTTCTCCGGGCACTGTGATGACGATTCCCTTGCCTCCCTTGTCGACCTTCCAGAAGCTGTTGGCTTCGATGAGCGTGTCGAAATTGCGGGTCGAGCGCCCACTGGTCTTTGTGGGATCGCTGTAATACTTGAACTTCGGGGACGAGCGCCAGAGTTCTTCCTCGGTACACTCCGGCAGCTCGTTTTCAGGCGTGTTCCAATACTTCTGGATCAGCGTGAGCTTCCAGACGACCCATGCTTCTGTCTCTTCAAGAGAAAGAAGTGGCACGTCCTTGTAGGCCACTCGCTGCGCCGGATACTTCGGGTTGGTCCTTGCATCCGCTGCGCTCCAGTCCGTGAACAGGAAGTTGATGCGGATGAAGTCCTCGGTGATCTTGTCCGGGTTCAACCAGCGATAGATCGAACCCTGCAGGCGGTAGTCGTCGTCCTTGCCGCCGTAGATCCACGTCCAGACAGAGGTGGACTTGTAGTCCTGCACGATCCCTTCAGCGACCATGTCGAACTTACCGCCGACGGTATAGACACGACCGTTGACGTTGACCTGACGCTTAGCCCGCTGCTCCAGATAGATCGGGATCGTTCCTTCCTCTGGCTCAGCCGGGTTGATGCGAATGCGATCAATGACCGCATCGGTGTAGCCCAGCGCCTTCAGGCTTTCCCGGTAACCCTTCGTCCAGGCCTTCTCGATCGAATCGTGAATGGCCTTGCCGAGTGCCGAGGCGATGTAGTCGGACACGTCCGGCTGCACCTTCTGCGCCGGAGGAATCCGGTGCGGGAGTACGAGGTGACGAAGCGGACGCATCAGGCGAGTGGCACTGATGTAGTTCTCTTCGTTCTGGTAGTCGTACTCGTCGTGCATGAGCCACACTGCCATGGGCAGCGAGACATCATTGTTGTTGGTGACGAGCATGAGGAGTCCTCAATGTGAATAGGGGAGAAGCAGCGAACCAGGGAAACAGGATCAGCCTGCGACGACGCGGTACTTCACGATGTCGCTGGCTCCATCGTGGTGCTGCCATGCACGGTAGTGCGCTCTGGCCGCTTCCATATGAGTTCCGTTGCGCAGGATGACTTCGACCACCGTGTCCGGATTGACCGGACATTTCCCACCTGCCCACTGATTCCAACCAGTGCCGTGTACTTTGGCTGCCCGGTAGCGCGTGATGTCGGAAGCGTGGTCCATGACTCTCCAGTCGAATGTCTGGGCGCGGCCGATGGTAGTGCCGCCATGGCGAAACTCGACTTCCACTTCCAGATCATCGTTGACGGTGGGCTTGCCGTCCGTGGTGCCGTTCCAGAGGGTCCAGTTCAATCCGCTCGCAATGACTTCCTGCGTGATCTTGTTCCGGATCTCTCCAGACGAAGTGCCCTTCGGGATCGACGGGATCTTCTCTTCCTGCGCCTTGAGCGTCTGGATCGTATCGAGCGCAGCTTGCTGTGCCTTGCGCAGGATCCGGCCCGAGTAGTGGACCATCTTCTGCGCAGCGCGCAGCGGATTGTTGCCGACCTTGCCCTTGCCGTGAGTCCGCTCGTTCGCCGTGCGCCAGATCTCCTTGAAGATGTTGGCTTCATCCGGCGTCAGACCGAGAGCGTCGATAATGTCTTCGCACTCGGCCGTGTAGGCCGGCTGTTCCTTGCGCTGCGGATGCTTCACCTCGGCCAGGTAGTAGTTCACCAGGCCGCCCGAGGATTCGAGTTCTTTCCCCTGGCTCATTGCACGGTTTCCGGTGCTTTGGCCATGTTCTCCTTCACGATCTGGAGAGCCGTCTTCTTGCCCGAAGCAGCCGTCGGGCGTGCCTGGAACTCGTCCTCGGTCATGAAACCGAGGGTGATGATGTTGATGATGACCACGTCGATGACCGACATCGAGGCGAACGCTTCGTCGCCCAGCTTCTGCTTGAGCGCCATCTGGGCAGCTTGCTGCACGTGCGCGAGCTGCTGCACGCCGAGCTGGTCGACCTTGTTGGTGATGCGGCAGTTCACGCGAGCGATCGACGGATCGCCCTTCGGTTGCTGCTTGTCGTCGAGTGCGACGAAAGCGATTTCGACTGCTGCCATGAAATGGAACAGCTTGCCGTTTAAGGTGGTTGCCTTCATGTCTGGACCTCTAAAAGGGAAAGAAGGGGAGAACCGTGGCGGCTTCTCCCCTCAAACTTATATCTAATGGACGGATGATAAATGACTGATTCTACGGTGTCTAGCAGTTAACTCAGCCCAAAGAAAACCTAAGCTGGTTCTGCTGTCAGGATCTCCACGATCTGGTCTTCGGTCGCCCCGTTGGGGATGCCGATTTCCTCCGCCCAGCTCGGGAAAAACACGCTCAGCTCGCCACCCAGCTTGACTTCGTCGTGCCAGATGTCGGGATGGTCCTGCCACTGCACGGCCTTCACCAGATGCTCATTCATATAACTGAGACATCCGATGTCCTCACGCACGAGGTAATACTGCGCATCGTGAATGTGGGAGACCGGGCGAATGTCGAGCCGGTGGCGTGACTGCCTGACGCCGTCCATGAACTCCACACAGGCTCGAGTGTTGAGCAGACACCAGCTCTGCCCGAGGGCATTGCCGGCCGTGCGCCCCTCGGCCTCCGCTTCCTTGGGCGTTCTGCTGGTGCCCCGGATCACCTGAGCCAGACGAGGAGTACGCACGCGCAGCCCGAAAGCTGCTGTGACGTAGCCGTCCTTGGCCGCCTGGTCGAGCTTGTCCTGCACCCACTTGATGGAGACGTGGTAGAGCGAGCGGTACGCCGCCTCGATGGCCATGGCCAGCGTGAGCGTGAAGCCGCAGTTCTTCATCAGCGTCGAGAAGGTGCCCTGGTACGTGAGCGCAAACGTGGGCGCTTTAGAATCCTGACGAAAGTCTTTGTACTTGGTCTCAATCGAGTTGATCGACGAAACACTCGTGGGGTCAATGTCAGGCATCTTGTCCCCGAAGTACGCATGAGCACGTAGGCAGTGACCGTCATAACCGTCGGTATACACCTTGAGCTTCTGTGGGTCTTTCGTCGTAAGCGCACTGATTCTGTCCTCCAGTGATGCGAAGTCGAGTCCGCAGAAGATCCAGCCGGGTGGCGCCTGGAAGCAATACTTGATCAGCTTGCCGAGACTCAGCTTGCCCTTCTTCACGAACTTGGCGAGCACGGGATACTTGGCCAGCAGTGCGGCCGAGATCGCCATCGCCACGTTGGCCGGCAGGTTCTGCATGTTCGGGTTGTTCGAACTCAGCCGCCCGGATACTGTGCCGCCCAGGTTGTAGCTTCCGAACAGATACCACCAGCCATCCGGCCCTTGCTGCGCATTCTTCAGCGCCGGGATGAAACTGGTCAGGATCTTGTCCACGGCCGCGTGATCCTGCAGCGCCGACAGCATGTCGAGCACATCCGGATCCTGCGTGTGGTTCTTCAGCTTGGCGATCGTGTCGCCATCGCAAGACGGTTGCTTCGTCTTGGTGTGGGCAATCACCGGCATGCCGAGCATTTTGTAGAGCAGATCCTGCATCTGCGGATTGCTCCGCGGATTGAAGACCACTTCATCCGGCACTTCTGCCATCGTGATGCGCTTCTTCTTCCACTCAGCGTGCTTCTTCTCGATGTACTGTTCCTTCAGACGGTACTCGAACTGGCCGATCACCTTGGTGCCGGACAAGCGCACCATCACATCGTCATAGACTGCCTGCAAAGCGGTGGCGACTTCATCGACGGCCGGCATGTAGACCGGCATTCCAGTCAACTGCATCTGGATGATGTCCACGGTCCCTGGTTTGAACAAGTTCTCGTAGATGTCGAGCTGCTGGTCATCCACCATCGTCTGGTAATGCTTGTTGTGCGTGTACCAGGTGGACAGGCCGTCGATCAGGTTGTACTCCAGCAACTGCTTGAGCGGGATCTTGGTGATGTCGTGGATCTCGTCCTGGGCGTAGTTGCCGGCGAAGGCTTGCGCCTGCACCTTGAGTCCCAGCTCGTTGCCCGCACACGAGTTCGTCGCCAGATAGGTGATGAGCTTGGTGCAGTCCCAGTTCCTGAGCATGATCTTCAGGCCATGGAGCAGGCCTTCCGTATCGATGATGCTGCTCATGAAGAGCTGATAGATCAGCACATACACGTCGAAGGCAATGTTGTGATAAATCGCCTTCTCAGACAGCAGGGTGAAGAACCGGCGAAGCATCTCCCGGCGATGCTCGTTGTGAACTCGCATCCCGAACGGCGCTTCAGTCGCTCCCTCGATGGGCACATAGTCCACCGGGAAAGCGATGCCTTCACCTTCGTTCCAGCAGAAGCTGATCGTGCCGATCCCGCAGGCGTAGTGCTTGAGATCGAAGCCCTCGATGTCGATTGCGAGCGGACAGTTCATCTCCAGCAGCCGATCAAGCCACGCCTGAATCTCCTCATCCGTCTCCGGATACTCGGCAAATTTGATGAGGTTGTGGCCCGGCGCGTTGTAGCTGCTCGTGGCGTGAGCGACGAGTGCATCCAGCGCCTGTGCCACTTTCTCCCTGGTTCCCTGGGGATCATGGAACATGAGCTTGAACGAGGGCAGGTACAGGATCTTCTGCGGCCCGAACTGGCTGTCCATCACGTAGCCGAGATTGGCGTCCGCTTTGGCTGCGCCCGTGAGCACCTTGAAGTAGCCGGAGTCCGCGACCAGCACGTACTGGCACTTGCTGTCATCGAGCACTTCCTGAAGCTGCTCGGTGATGTAGCGCTTCATCTCACCGACGGGCGTCTTCTTGCCGGTCGAGTGAAGGTCGAGCACCATCACATCTTCCTTGTCCACCGTGGAGCCAGCGGGGAAATAGACCCGCTCGATCTCGCTCGTTTGAATCGAGCTGACGAGCAGACACACAGGATAGGTGGGCTGGTTTTCCCAGACGTGGTGGCGCATGGCGTGAACTTCCTTCTTCAGTAAATCATTCGGCTGACTGCATACATCTCGATCCTCGGCAGGATCTTCAGATACATCTTCATGTCCCTGTCGTTCAGACATGTGGCCTCCTCGAAGGGGACAGTCCTGGGCATCTGCTGATGCTCCGGCTTCAGAAAGCCAAGCAGGATTTCAGGCAGACGGTTGCGAAAGTCCTGCATATCGCCGTGGCCTTGCAGGCACTTGAAAAGCACCTGCTGGATGGTCTGGCGATCCCGCTCGATGAACGTGGCGTCAGCCAGGTGTTCATCCATCGCACCCCAGAGCGACAGGTGCAGCGACGGGTAGCGGTTGTTGGCCGACTTGAACCGAGCCAGAGAGGAGCGATACACCGTGCCCTTGAACATGAAGGCCAAGAGGCCACCGCTGTTGGCGATCTCTTCCTGCTGGTCAACCAGTCGGTCGATACTGCCTTGCAGCCGGCGATGCTCGGCTTGAAACATCTGAGCCAACATCCCGTCGATGAACTTCGACAGGTAGTTCTCAGGCGTGGTGGGTACGGGACGGCGTGCCATCATTTCCTCTCTGGTTCAGGTGTCAGTAAGTCAAGCCTCCAAACTTCGACGCGAGATCGCCATAACAGACGACTCGACGGCGTGCGCGAGAGAAGGCCACGTAGAGCAGGCGAGCTGCTTGATCGGGGTTGCGGCAGGTGGACAGGTCATCCAGATCGAGGAAAACCGTGTCGTAGGTGCTGCCTTGCGCCTTGTGTGTGGTCGCCGCATCACGCTGGCGAAGATCGGGGAAACCGTTCTTCAG